AAGGTGATTTAGTTTTTCACCCAGTATTAACAAAAGTTTTTGAAGTAAGTTTTGTAGACCATGATGAACCATTCCATCAATTAGATAATAACCCAGTCTACAAATTAAGATGTAAACAGTATGAATATAGTCAAGAGATTATTGATACTGGTATTGCTGAGATAGATGCAATAGAAGATAGTTTAAGTGTAAGTACTGCTGAATTCCAATTTACACTTGAACAAGCAAGTACTGTAGGTGAAGCATTTACTATAGATAATACTTTTTATACACTTGATTCAACAACTGCTACTGTAGATTCAACATTGGTTACTATAGACCCACCATCATTTGGTACAAATATTCTTCTTGAAAATGCAGCTGATACTGGTAATGCAGAATACTTAATTCAAGAGGACTATATAGTAGGGGATGCAAGTACAGATAAAACTGCTCAGAATGAATTATTTGATTCATTAGATGACGATATATTAGATTTTTCAGAAAACAATCCGTTTGGTGATGCTGGGAATTCAGGATAATAATATGCTAAACAAATTTAGGAGAACATAATGGCATTGCAATCACTCGGAATAGGTAGTGCTAATGATGGTACTGGAGATAACCTAAGAGTAGCTGCTGATAAAGTCAACGATAACTTTTCAGAGATTTATACTTTAATTGGAGATGCATCTGCATTAAGTACTGGCATTAGTGCAACTGCTTCAGTAATAACTCTTACTACACCAACTATTGTTACACCAAATATAACTGGAACTGCTGTTATGGCAGATTTAGATATATCTGGTGATGTAGATATAGATGGAACATTAGAAGCTGATGCAATTACAATTGCTGGTGTAACACTTTCTGAAACAATTTCAGATACAGTTGGTGCAATGGTTGGAAGTAATACTGAAACTGGAATTACAGTAAGTTATGATGATGCTGACAATACTTTAGATTTTGTTGTTGGAACTCTAAATCAAGATACAACTGGAAATGCAGCTACTGCCACTATACTTGAAACTGCAAGAACAATAGGTGGAACATCATTTAATGGTTCTGCTAATATTGCAGTAGCACTTGCTGCAACTGCAACAACACTTGCAACAGCTAGAACTATTGGTGGTACATCATTTGATGGTTCAGCAAATATTGCAGTTGCTTTAGCATCTGTTGGTACTGCTGTTACGGTAGCAGATGAGTCAACAGATACAACTTGTTTTCCATTATTTGCAACAGCAGCAACTGGAGATTTACCACCAAAGAGTGGTTCTAATTTAACATTTAATAGTAATACTGGTTTATTAACTTCAACACTATTAGCTGGTGCATTAACTGGTGATGTTACAGGTAATGCAGATACAGCAACAACACTTGCAACTGCTAGAACTATAGGTGGAACATCATTTAACGGTAGTGCTAACATTGCTGTAGGACTCGCTGCAACATCAACTGCATTAGCAACTGCTAGAACAATTGGTGGAACATCATTTGATGGTACAGCAAATATTGCTGTAGGTCTTGCTGCAACTGCAACAACACTCGCAACTGCTAGAACAATCGGTGGTGTATCATTCAATGGTTCAGCAAATATTAACTTGCCTGGCGTAAATGCTGGTGGTAATCAAAATACTTCTGGACTTGCTGGAACAGCTACTGCTCTTGCCACAGCAAGAACTATAGGTGGAACATCATTTGATGGTACAGCAAATATTGCTGTAGGACTCGCTGCAACGTCAACTGCGTTAGCAACTGCAAGAACAATCGGTGGTACTTCATTTGATGGTACAGCAAATATCGCAGTAGCACTTGCTGCAACTGCCACGACATTAGCAACTGCAAGAACTATTGCTGGAGTAAGTTTTAATGGTAGTGCTAATATCACACTTGCTCCGACAGACCTAACAGACGTTACAGCAACTGCTGTTGAACTTAATATTTTAGATGCAAGTGCTGGTAATACTGCAGCTGCTTCTGATGTTGCGTCAAGTGCTGGTGCAGTTACATCAAACAATTTTAAAATTAGTCACACTCTTACTTTAGCTGCAACTTTAGCTGATAATGCAGAACACGCTGATGTTGTAATTACAAGTGATAAAGTATTAGCTACATCTTCTGTCCTCGCAAATGCAAGTATAGATGTTGATATAACCATTCATACAGTAGTGGCTGGGTCGTTTAAAGTTCGTATCACTAATAAATCTGGTTCAACATTAGCAAATGATTCAACTATGGTTTTAAATTATAGAATAATATAGAATATATAATGAATAGGGAGAATATATAATGTTAGGAAATCAATTTTATCACGAAACTATGCGAAAAATAGTCGTTTCTTTTGGAACACTATTTAATAACATTCAGATAGTACGAAAAAATAGTTCTGGTGCTGTAGTACAATCTATGAAAGTACCACTTGCATATGGGCCACAACAGAAGTTCCTTGCAAGATTAAACTCTGACCCTGCTCTAGCATCTAAAGTTGCTGTTACATTACCACGACTTGGTTTTGAAATGAATGGAATTACTTATGACCCTTCAAGAAAATTAAATCGTGTTCAAAAATTTAGAAAAGTAAAGAAATCAGCTGATAATGCAGATAAACTAGATACACAATTTATGCCAGTACCATATAATATAAACTTTACGTTATATGCAATGGCAAAAAATTCAGATGACGCATTACAGATTGTAGAACAGATACTACCATACTTTCAACCAGACTATACATTGACAGTTAATGATATGGCTGACATGGGTATTAAAAGAGATGTTCCTATTATTTTAAATAGTGTGTCTTATGAAGATAACTATCAAGGTGACTTTACAGAAAGACGTGCAATTATATACACTATGACATTTACTGCAAAATTCTATCTATATGGCCCTGTTACTTCTTCAAGTGTTATTAAGACTGTTCAAGTTGACCAATACACAGATATGCCAGACCAATCACCTAAACGTGAACAAAGGTATACTGTTACACCTTCACCAGCATCTGCTGATGCAGATGATGATTTTGGATTTAATGAAGCAACATCTTTCTTTGAAGATGCTAAAGTCTTTAATCCAAAAACAGGAAGTGATGAGTAGTGAAAAACTCTACAGATATTCTAAACAATACTCTAGGTGTTGTTGCAGAAGTTACTGAGCCCGTTGTTACGAGGGAACAAAAGGTAGTTCCTGTTGGTGATGACGATATTGATAAAGACTATGAGTATCAAAGACAAAACTTCTATAGTCTTATAGAACGAGGTCAAGATGCGATAGATGGTATTCTAGATATTGCAAGAGAGAGTGAACACCCAAGAACATACGAAGTGGCTGGACAACTAATCAAATCAGTTGCAGAGGTTACAGAGAAACTTGGTGATTTACAGGCAAAGATGAAGAAACTAAAAGACGTTCCTAACAACGCACCAAAGAATGTAACCAATGCGTTATTCGTAGGTTCAACTGCTGAATTACAAAAGATGTTAAAAGGAAAAACAGATGCTTGATGATCAAACCATGCAATTAACAGACTTTCTATTGCCTTGGATTGGAATACTTATTAGTTTAATTGTTGCAATCTGGATAAAGGATGTGGCAACTGGTATTGCAAAAGGTATGAAGTTTAAAATGAACAAAGCATTTAATGCAGGCGACCATGTGATATTAGATGGTGCAGATGCAATAATTGTAAGTATCGGAATGTCTGAAACAGTTTTTGGGATATACTCTGATAAAGGATATCTTTGGAGATTTGTACCAAACGAAAGAATTGCAATGTTAAAACTTGAAAAGGTTATAAAGAATGATGTACACTTAGATACAGAAAAAGAAAAAGCAGAAAAATTACAAGCTCTTATTGATAAGAATCAAAATAGACACATTATTAAAAATCGTGAAGATATAGAAGCAATGAAAAATGACAGAGAATAATCAATATCTAGGTAATCCAAACCTCAAGAAAGCAAACATATCTCAAGAGTGGACTAACGACCAACTCTCTGAGTATGCAAAGTGTATGGAAGACCCACAGTATTTCATAGAGAACTATGTACGAATTGTTTCTCTAGATGAAGGCCTTATACCCTTCAAGATGTATCCGTTTCAAAAAGAAATGGTTGGTACATTCCACAGTAATCGTTTTACTATATGCAAACTACCTAGACAGTCTGGTAAATCTACTGTTATGGTCTCCTATCTATTACACTACGCATTATTTAACGACAGTATTAACATAGCAATCCTTGCGAATAAGGCTGCAACTGCGAGAGATTTATTATCAAGACTACAACTTGCATACGAACATTTACCTAAATGGTTACAACAAGGAGTGATGTCATGGAACAAGGGTTCTCTTGAATTAGAGAATGGTTCTAAGATACTTGCATCATCTACATCTGCTAGTGCAGTCAGGGGTGGTTCATACAACATCATATTCTTAGACGAGTTTGCATACGTTCCTTCTAATGTTGCAGAACAGTTCTTTAGTTCTGTGTATCCTACAATATCTTCAGGTAAAACTACAAAAGTTATGATAGTATCGACTCCTCATGGTATGAATATGTTCTATAAGCTATGGGTAGATGCAGAGGAAAAACGAAACGAATACATTCCTATTGAGGTACATTGGAGTGAAGTACCAGGCCGTGATGAGAAATGGAAGAAACAAACGATTGCAAACACTAGTGAATCTCAGTTCGCAACAGAGTTTGAGTGTGAGTTTCTTGGTTCTATTGATACACTTATCACATCATCTAAACTAAAGATGTTAACCTATAAGAAACCTATACAATCCAATGCTGGACTAGATGTACACATTGCACCACAAAAAGACCACACGTATCTGATAACTGCTGACGTATCAAGGGGTACATCAAATGATTACTCTGCGTATATTGTCTTTGATGTAACAACCATTCCCTACACAATAGCTGCAAAGTATAGAGCAAATGATGTAAAACCTCTTCTCTTTCCTAATAAAATCTATGATGTTGCTCGTGCATACAATCAAGCATTTGTCTTAATAGAAATAAATGATATAGGAGAACAGGTTGCAACTGCAATGCAATTTGATTTAGAGTATGATAATTTAATTATGGCATCTATGCGAGGACGTGCTGGACAAGTTCTTGGTGGTGGGTTCTCTGGTGGTAAAGCACAATTAGGAGTAAGAACAACTAAGGCTGTTAAAAAAATAGGGTGTTCCAATCTTAAACAGATGGTAGAGGATAATAAACTAATTATAGAAGACTTTGATTGTATTAATGAACTATCTACATTTATTGTTAAAGGAAGTTCTTTTGAGGCTGATAGTGGATGTAATGATGACTTAGTTGCATGTATGTTTATATTTGGGTGGGTGATAGATCAGACATACTTTAAAGAACTAACAGACAATGATATCAGAGAAAGAATGTATAAAGACCAACAATACCAAATAGAACAAGATATGGCTCCGTTTGGATTTATTGTAGATGGATTAGAAGATGAAAATATTGGTGAGGTAGTTGATGAGTATGGTACAAGGTTCTCACCTATAGTACGTACTCATGATTCTGATTGGTAATTAAAATAAGTTCTTATCAAACTCAATCAAATCATTATCTAGTTTAATCCAACAGTTAGAACACACAACCTTTGAGTTATTCATTAACTCTAGTATTTCTTTACGACTTTCCTCATTAATCCCTACTCGCTTTGTTTTCTTTTTAATTTCAGCATTATGGGGATAGAACTTTAAACATGCATTTTCACTCTCTTGACAATGCACACAGGATTCATTTGCTAGATGGTCGTTCAACCATTTAACTCTTTTTCTATAATGTTTTCTAGCTACCTTTTTAATTGTATCTTTATATTTTTCATAATGTGTACTCATGTGTTTATTTATATGTTTCTACACATATAAAACTAACTTTTTAGAAACTTGAAAAGTATAAATAAAAGTATTAAAATAAAGAAAACTCTATTATGTAAAAGGAGTACAATATGGCATTTCTAGTTTCGCCTGGCGTCCATGTAAAAGAAATCGACTTAACCAATGTCGTTCCTGCCGTTGCAACCTCAATAGGTGCAATCTCAGCAGCTTTCGAAAAGGGCCCAGTTTCATCCATTGTTAATATTTCTTCAGAAGAAGAATTAATACAAATATTTGGTAAACCTCAAAATACAAGTAATCAATTTGAAAATTGGTTTACAGCTGCAAATTTCTTGCAGTATTCAGATTCAATAAAAGTTGTTCGTGCAGAATCAGCAATAGTAAATGCTGGTGCAAACTCTGGTATATTAATTAGAGATGACGAACACTACGAAGTAAGTTTCCAAGATGGTCAAGGTTCACACGGTGAGTGGGCTGCAAGAACTGCTGGAACATTTGGTAATTCATTAGGTGTTCAAATATGCCCTGGGGCGGTTGCTTACCAACAAGATTTAGGTGCAAGTAATTTAACTAATGGTGCTCTTGCTGCTGGTGCTACTTCTGTCACAGTTGATGATGCAGATTTATCTGGGTTTGCATTTAATGTTGGGGATTTAATATCATTTAGAACAAATGATTCTATTACTGGTACAGTAAATGGTGCAATAACAATTGCTACAAAAAGTCTTGTTGTTGATGGAAATTCTGGAACAATTGCTGTTGGTAATATTGTAATAGGTGCTGGTATTGATGAAGTTGTTAAAGTTGTTACAGTAACAGATCAACAAAATCTTGTTTTAGATAAAGCAATTACTATAGCAGATAATATTGCATTAACATTTTCTGCATACGCAGCTCAAGACGAATTTAACGAATATGAAGTAACTGTAATTACAGGTGAAGTTTTAACAATTCGTTTAAAAGATGACCCAAATGGTGCTGGACTTCAAAACGCAATCGCAAATAATTCCTTTATCAGACGTAGATGGGCTTTTTATGATTTCTTTGATGGTGCTCCTGGCACATCAGCTTATAATACTCAAAATGGTCGTGGTACAGGTGATGAACTTCATGTTATTGTATATGATACAACTGGTGATATTACTAGTTACGACAACGGTGTTGCTGGACAAAGAGGTTCTTCAGTAATAGAAGTATTTGGAAATATGTCAAAAAATCCAAATGCAAAAACTCCTCAAGGTTCTAACAACTATTATTCAGACGTAATATTCAGACAATCTTTGTTCATTTACTGGACAGACCATATTTCTGCTGGTTCTAATT